GTGCCATGCGATAAAGAGTGGGTTCTCCCGAAGGGTTTCGGGGGTGAGTTCAGTCTTTCCTTGCGGTCGTTTTCTTTGGTGTTTCATGAATGGCGCGGTGGACGCAGGACTCGATGTGGAGGATCACCTGCCTTTGTCCGTCTCGGATCGCGGCCTTGAGTGGGTCGTAGCTCCCGTCCGGTGCGGCAATGCATGCGGGGGAATCAAATCCAAAGGACTTCTTGAGGTGCTCGATGACCTCCTTGCCTGCTTCGGTAGTAAGAGTCCCGTAGGAAAGGATCGCCTGCGGGATCGTTGCGACTTGCTCGCTCATTACCTCATCATTTGGCTGAGTTGGGCACCCGCTGCGGTGTCCGGCTTCACGCTACCGAGTTTTTGTGCAATGTCGGCTTGATGGGCCTGCTGCGCCATCATCTGCTGCTGCTGGGATGCCTGTGCCCGTCCCTGCCTTATCTGGGCAATCTGTTGGGGATTGCGCAGGAACTCAGCGTCTCCACCATTTGCAAGGGTCTTTTCGCGCACAATCTTGTCGAAGTCAAAGTTGTCGAGTGGTGACATGTCTCCGGTGGCTTGAGCCACCTGCACCGCGCCGGAGATCACCTCATCGATGACTTGCACCGAGCGTGTGCCAACGGCAATGGACATGCGGTTGTTGAAGATCACTTGCGGTTCGGGGATGAAAGGTTCCCCGTTGGGGGCGAGTTGGATGAGGGACTGAGGTGGAGGGGGGAGCAGTCCGCGGCGGGCGAGGATTCCGTAGACCCGCTTCACAATGGGAATCAACAGTTCGGTGGTCAGTCGGCTATAGGTCGGGGAGATGAGTACGAGTTTCTCACTCTCCATGGCCCGCACTTGGGTTGCGGTGATGGGGGTGCCACCGCGCTGGGCTTCCTCCTGTGCAAACATCTGGAAGAGGGGCACATTAAATGCGTCCTCAATGTGGGCCTGCTTTTGTTTGACCCGATCCTGCCCAATGTCATAGCGACCCTGTGTCGCCCACTCACGCGGTATGGAGTTGGGGTCTGCGGCTGAGTAGTAGGTGATCCCTCCGGCGCGGAGATCGACATCCCCGTTCATGTCTTCGGGGACAAGCAGGCGAGGGAATGCCGCAAGTTCCGCTAGGGCATCGAGTTGCTTCTGGAGGAAGTTGAGTTGTTTTGCATCGGGAAGGGCCACCCACGAGGGAGACCACCCGTAGACCGAGTCCTGCCACTTGAGGAAGCGCGACACAAAGACGGGTTGCTCATCAAACCCAGAGTTGCGGAGAACGTGCTTGGTCGCCCACTCCACATGGGTTGATGCAAAGGGTTTGTTCGGGCCATCCTTTTTGCCTTTGGTGCGCTCTTTCTCGGTGCGTGGACGGATCTCCCAGACTACCTCAATCTTGGTGTCCCAATTTTTGCCATCTCCGGCTTCGTACATTTTGGCAACCGTGTCCGAGACGTTCTCAATCCCGTAGGCTTCCACCAGTTGACGGACACTCATCTCGCGTTTGACGAGCACCGTATCGACGTATCCCTCGTGGTTTTCACTGGCGACGAAGGAACCGACATCAAAAGTCTTGAAGAGAAGTGGGCAATACTCTCCCTCATCCACGAAGACCGCGGTTGTTCCGAAGGCACCCCTATCGAGGTGGCTTTCATGGATCACGTTGTAGAAGTTACTGCGCCCCAACTCTTCAAGAATGATTTCGGTGCACTCGGCAAAGTATTCCGCGACTCCCTCGTCCTCTTCGATGTTTTCCGGTGCTGCAAGTTGCACCCAATTGGAGTGCGGATCATTTACATAGCTCATGATCCCCGCTGCCATGATCTGGTTGGCTCGGACTGCCGTGGTGTCAAAGAGTTGGGTCTCCCTATCAAGGTTCGGCCCGATCTGCTTGTTGAGGATGTACGATTTCCTCGGCATGACGTAGGTGGCAAGGTTCTGCCACATGCTCATCCAATAAGCGCGGGATGCCTCCAGTGCCGACCAACGGGCAAGGACTGCTGTGGCTACAGAAGTTTTGCTGGTTGCCTCCTTCGGTGTCTTTACACCCGACGAGGCAATTGCTCCTTGTTGCTCCATGGATTACTTGCCAAGCAGTGATCCCGATCCGGTTGCCGTGTTGGTGGTCGGATCATTGCCTTGAAGGAGACTTGCCTTAAATCCAAACCCTTTTTGGGCATTGGCGTATCCCTGCTGCTGTGCCGCGGCGACATCGGCACTCGATGCCGTGGGAGGTGGTGGAGGCGTGGGAGGTGTTGGAGCAGGGGGAATGTTGATCACCGGAGGAAGCGGCATCTTAAATGATGGCATCATCTGACCACCTCCACCCTTGTGCATGGAGAGGGTCGGTTTTTCCTCACGGGAAGCAGGGGGAAAGGACACTCCTCCGGCGAGTGCCATTTCTGGGGTGAGAAAAGAAGAGATGTCCGTTATGAAACGTGCGAGTGCCTTAAACATGCTGCGTAAATAACCTCGCGTCTATACACCCGCAATCTGTTTTTCCTTTCAAAAGAAACATAGGGCAACCATGTGCTTGACTGAAAGAATGCGGACATCATCTCGCCACTGTAGAGGTAGACATGCCAGCAGTCCGGTTCGTTGTCCCATGTGTTGTGCCATGAGTTCACAATCTTATCTCCCGATGCGTCATGGGATACGGGTCGCGCCATAAGGAAGAGATCGGGTGTGGAGATTACCAGACCGTGGAGAAGGTGTGCTTCCAGATCCTGTGCAAAAGGTCTGACGCACTCCTCCTGCTCGTAGACTGCTGCGGCTTTAAGAACGGGCCTCATGTCAATGTCATCAACATGTTGATGCGGTCGTGTTCAGATTTGCGGGGTTTGTAAACATGTTACCCGCGGAACCCCATGCGGGCTTGCCTCGGTCGCTCACGCTCAAACCCAAAGTCGATGCGCTTCGGGATGGCGCGACGATCCACCACCAGACCGTGGCTAATCGCTTGAAATGCCATGGAGAATGCGTCCGCAGCGTGGGAGGCATGATCGTGCACCGGAATGTCCCGAATCGTTATGCCATCCGTCTCGCTCTTGGAATGGTACTGGTCGAGGGCATCGATGCCGTCACGACACCCTTCCTCGTTAAATGAAACCCGTGGAAAAGCCTCCAGTGCCAAGTTGATGCCATCCCACACCGAGTTTTGACGGGGTACTGCGACCACGTTCTGCAGGCCCGCGGTGAGTAGGTTGCCTTGGAAGAGTCCACCATTCACTGTGGCAGCGTCATGGGGCACAAAGTGCGAGGCATAGTTGTAGGCTTTTGCCTGCAGGCGGGCGACCCACTCAGCCGGAGTTCCGCACTCGTGGGATCCAAAGAGACTTTCCAGCATGACGATGCGGTCACCGACCATCTGCCAGACCCAGACCCGTTGGTTCAGAGGGGCACCAATGTCCCAAGAGGTGAAGACGGGCACCTCTCTGTGCCATAGGATGTCGTTACTCACTCGGCGTTGATTGCGGGCATCCTCAAGCAAGCGCGAGTAGATTGCTCCTGCCTTTCCGACCGTGAAGTCGCACTCCATTTCCTGCCTGTAGAGGTGTTCCGGTGTTCCGGCTTGGATCGATGCCAGTTCCTTGGAGTCGATGATTCCCGACTCGCTCGCCTTCAGCATGAGGGAAAACCACTCTGGGTCATTGAGAGACTGCTGCCACATGCGCCACAGGAACCCGCGCCCCTTTGGGGTTCCGGTAAAAACGCACCAACCTTGGTAGTCTAGTAGGGTGGGACGGATGACCGAGTACCATGCCTGCGGATCCAGATCACTGACCTCATCCAAGATCACCCCATCAAAGAACCCTCCGCGCAGTCGCTCATACGCATCACCGGAGTAGAGTCGGATCGTCGCCTCATTGGGAAAGGTCACCATGAGTTCCTGTTCGTTGTAGCGTGTGCCCTCAACGGTCGCAGTGAACTGCTTCAGATACATCCACGCGATGTTCTTGATCTGATCGCGGGTCGGGCCGACCAGTGCGTAGCGTGTGGGTGGGCCTTCCCGTTTGTATTTTAGCGCACGGGTGACCATGTCCATGATGGCATGGAAGGACTTGCCGCTACG